TCGCCGTACTCATTGCTGCCTGTCAGCCCGCCGCACTTGCCCGTTACGCTGTTCGCGAATTTATCGACCGCTTTTGCCACGTCTCCGCCTCCAAAAAAACAGACTCCACACCCTCACGGCAACCCACATGCCGATCCGCCGCCACCGCACCAATCCTGCCCGCTCCAGACACTCCAGGAACAGGGCATCACCAACCATCCGCTCGGCCCCGGTTCTGGCGTGTTCGCATCGCCAGTCATGCACCAGACTGGCAAGCCGAAACTCCTGTTTCAGCGGGTGGCCCATGATCGACCACCACACTCGTGGAATTGTCGCACCGTCCCACGAATAACCCTCCGGCAGGCTGATTTTGTACACACCGCCGCCGGTCTCTATGACCACGCAAAACGCTCGAAGAAACACCAGCCGCTCGCCCATCAGGCAAACCGGCAGATCCTCGCAGCGTGTGGCGGTCACGACTGCACCACGTCCCACAGTACAGCACATTCGCCGAACCAGCCCGCCAGACTTTTCAGCGTGTCTTCGGCTGCCTCACGGCTGCTGTAAATCTCGCTCGTGCAGATGATGTTTCCGTTTGCGGCTCGCAGACGAAAAAACCACCCGTGTTCACCGTGCACCAACTGCCAACTGAACATGCCCACGCCCTCCGTAATCCCACCACAGCAAAAATCGCGGCTGCCGATGGTGTTGCCCGGAGGTGGCACGGCAGCCGCGCGGCCGTCCTGGCCCTGTAATGTGCTGGCGTCCTGCCGTCCTCCGTTGCCTGACATTGTGGGCGCACGAGCCGAGATTGTCAACAGGTTCGGTAGTCTGGCCACGTCCCGCCCGGTTTCATCGATCGTCCTGCCGCTCATTCGTGCCCTCAATTCCGCTCGCACACACATAGAGAGAAAAACAGGCCAAATCAGGCCAAACTAGGTAAAATCAGGGGGGGGGTAGGGAATAAGGGTTTTTTAATCTCTTATATATACTTAAGTCTTTATTTCTCTAGTACTTCGACGATTCCCTTACCCCCGTGGAATTGTCTGGGATTCTGCGGAATGCTGTTCAGGCGAACACGACAGCATTCCGGGAATTTCCACGCCGTTTCCAGGTCAATTTCCGTCTGTTTGCTCTGTGCTCCTGTAGTGTACCACGGTCCTGCTGCTGACCTCCACGGATTCCTGCACTACATCCCCCGACTGAATCAGCGTCTGCAGCACGTCCTGCCGTTGCCGTGGTGTGAGCTTGCGTGTTCTCCGGCAAATCTGCGTCAGCGTCCACGGCTCCCCTGGCCTCTCGATCAACAACGCTCGCATCTGGTTGACCAATCGCCCGAACTCACTGCCGGAAACGTGCCTGTCGGCTGCCAGAAGCATCCTGCGCGTCAGCCAGTTGTTCAACCGGATAGCCCGGTCCGCATCCTCCAGCCTGATCGTCGGCCAGCACTCTCCATTGCACCGGCTGCAGGCGAACAGCAGTGCCAGCTTGTGCGTCTTCTCGGCTGCCCTCGACCATATCGCCGACCGCGTCGGGTCTTCAGTCATCCGCCGCTTGCTGATGTCGAGTGTGTGCTGATGCAGTCGTTGCTGTGCCTGTTCATCCCGATCGACCTTGCGCGGGTGTGCCCCCGGCACCACGTCTGCCAGATTGCCCGTGCCGGTCTGCAGATCCAGCCACCACCGCGCCCGGTCAATGATGGATTGCGGAATCTCATCCTCTGACGGCTCCTGATAATCCACGTATCTGGGACTTTCAAACACCAGACACCGGCCAATCAATCCGCCTTTGAGATTGTCTTCCGTCAGGGATTCCCAGAACCCCTCCGGAACTGCAGTACCGTACAGCACCGCGTGCGGATACTGCAGCCGTTTGATTTTGCTGCGGTCCCCGTATGCGTCCGCGATCCACTCCCCATCAGCGGACGAAAACAACTGCATCAGGACTGCGGAAATCTGCACCAAATGCGGGCTGCCACGGTCCTGCATGGCCATGACAAGATGGCTGATTTCGTCCAACTGAAACAGCGTCAACCACTGTTCCGCCATCGTGGCGATAATCCCGGCATGACTGCCGATCCGCTCCGGCCCCACGGTTTCCCCGTGTCCGGCTGCCCGCAGAATCAGTCGATTGAGTTTGCGGGAATGGTCCTTGCCCCCTCCTGATGGTGCCAACCCCAGGACGAAAAGATTCGTCCTGGTCCGGCCCTTGTCCACGACTTTACCCCCGGTCAACACGGACATCAACGCAATCGCTCCGGCCAGTGCCAACTCAGGCAGCGGGTAATGTGCCGTCCGAAGGTTGTAATCCATCACGTCACCAATCAGCCCCGGAATCTGCAGCAGCTCGGACGGCAATTTGTGGTCCGGCCTTGCTGCAGGCTTGACCGCCGCCGGTCTGGGTTTGTCCAAAAATGACAGATCCACATCCACCTGCGGAATCTCGGGTGGCAATTTGTCCGCCCGTGGTGTCCCCTTGCTGCCGCCATTCGCCACCGCCCGTTCCAGCTCAACTTGCTCCAGCGGGGGCAGGTTCCGGCTGTTCCACTCGCTTACCAGATCCGCAATCTGGTCTGGCGTCAATCGCCTGCCGTCATGGTCCGTCATGGCGTGCAGGTGTCCGGACAGCGAGAACGCCGCCGCCTGTCGGCCACCTTCCAGCACTCCCGGCACCTCGGCAGCGTAGGCTGTCGCCCGTTTCAACAGCCCGTCATCAGACACGACGCCAGAACGCACAGGACTGCGTCTGACGGCCTCCGGCTGTTTTGGCGTCAAATACTCCCGGCAAAGCCAGTCAATTGCCTGTTGCCCGTCTCCGATGGCCTCACAGTCCCCGTACACCTCGCCCGTAATTGTCCAGAATCTGCCGTGGTCGTAGCACTCAAGCTGCTCCTTTTCCCCGCCAAATTTGTGCTGACATGTCGCCCCCTCGGGTTTCCGTGCCCGTGTCAGGAATTTAATACCCTTTCCGCTGGGTGACACCTCGGCATAACTGCAGCCGATCAGCCTGGCGACGATCGGCAGTGCCCACACTCGCAGATGCCCGGACTCATCCAGGCAGTTGTCCAGGTCTACACCTGTGTAGGGTGCCTCAACCACCGTGGCAATTTTTGGCCTGCCGTCCACCGCCGCGAAGTCGTTCCAGGTGTCCGGGTCATTGCTTTTCGCCGGGCTGCCCGTGCATTGGATCGGGACTTTGTTCCCGCGCCGATCCTCCCACAGCATCCATCGTCGCAGGGCTGTCAGTTCCGCCGGTACTCTGCTGTAATCCATTTGTGCACCCAAACAAAAAACCGCACGTCCTGCCGGATGCGAAACGGCAGGACGTGCGGGCGAGACCAGCCTGTCGGGCTGGATTGGGGCATTGTCTTTGTACCGCGCACCCGTTCGCATCTCGGCTGCGCGGTCGTCACATTATGGGGCAGCCTGTGCCCGTCGTCAATCTTGTGTCAGTCCTGTCAGGTGCCGCATGATCTGGGGCAGGTGCTGCAGGGTCTCGTTTGACAAGTTCGGATGATCGACCGCCCGGATCGGCTCCAGCCATGCCAGCACCGTTTCAACGGCTCGTGCTGTGCCCTGATTCCAGCCTTCCTCAAATCGGTCTGCAATGGCCTGTGGCACCTGCTGCGCGGCGTCCAGTTCGATCTGCAGTCGCCTAATCGTTTCGGCTTGCTGGGACCACTCGGAGCACACGGCATTTAAACGGGATTGCAAATCACTATTGTGCTGACCCGCTGCTTCGAAGGCTTTCTCCTGTGCTTCGTTGATCGTCCGCAGGCTGGCCACCAAGTCCTCCAGTTGGGCCACCTTACGCCTCTCAGTGCCCAGCAGTTTCTGCATCAATTCCAGATCGCCGCGCAATCTGGTTGTGACCTCCCTTTCCTGCTGCAGCCGCGTCCCCAGTGTGACTTCGCGGCCTTTGAGGAATGCCACTTGCGCCTGCAGTTCCGTGTGTGGCTCCGGCTGTGGCTCCGGCTCAATCCGGCGGATGTACCGCTCATCGTTGACTGTTTCGCCAACGCGTTTTGTCGGCCATAATTCGCCCTCGTGGTTGACCCACAAATCACCATCCCGCAGCACCTCGCCCACCTGCAATACACGCCAGCCCTCGGGTGGTGTGTATCCTGTGACTGGTGTGGATTCCGCCTGCCCCTCAATCTCCGCCAGTTGCTCCGTTGTCGTTTCGTCAGTCATCGCTCGCATCTCCTTCAGAATGGTACCTCATCACCCCAATCATTCACCGGCGTGACCAACTCAGCCACGCGCGTGGGCTTTTCCTCAGTGAATTCGACTTTGACAATTCGGTCAAACTGACCGTCTTTCTTGACCAGCAAACGCGACGGCTTCCGGCAGGCTCCCCGGTTCAAGGCCACCACGGCCTCTGCCACTGTCCCAGGCACCGGGAACTGGCTGCGGTCCTGCCACCACTTGAACGCCTTTTCAAATGCGAACCCGCTGTGCTCGAAGCACACCCATTCCCGAACCACGATCCATGCCAGATTCCCGGGTGGCATGGTGTCATCGCTCACCTGATAACTCACGCACAACGTCGGGGGCTTCTCTCCAGCCCCGCGTTTCTGGTGGAGGTGCCAATCCATCCGTTCCACGTCGTACCACTGCGGGGGCAGCTCGCCGACAATCGCCGACTTCGTGTCCATCTCGCTGCCGTGTCTCGGCTCTCTGTCCATCTCCCTAACAAACATGTGCCCGCATTCCGTGCACCGGACCGCAGACAGTGCACACTCTGCCCGACACTTCGGGCAGACCTTTGAGGGTGCCTCTGATCCGTCCGCGTTCCGTGGTTTACTCACGCCGTAATCGTCAGAATCCAGTGCCCCGTGCCGCTGCAGATTGCCCCCAAAATCCAGAATCAGACAGTCCGTTTTCCCGTCTGCCATCCGCAGCCCACGCCCGACAATTTGAGCGAACAGACCGGGCGACATTGTTGCCCGCAGGACTGCCACCGCGTCAATCCGTGGCGCGTCAAACCCTGTTGTCAGCACATCCACATTCACGCACCATCGCAAACGCCCGGCCCGAAAATCCGTCAGCACGCGATACCGCTCTATTGCGGGTGTTTCACCCGTCACCAGTCCCACGTCCTGCCCTGTCAGATCCCGCAGGGCTGCCGCCACCTGTTCCGCATGACTCACACCCGCACAGAACACCAGCACACTGTTCCGGCCCTCGCAGGCAATCGTCAGCTCACAGCAGGCAGCGTGGATGATGTCGTCCCCGCTGAATGCTCGCTCCATCTCAGCCGCCACAAACTCACCACCACGGACCGCCACCCCCTTCAGATCCGCTTGCGAGTCTGCCGGATTGTTGGTCAGCCTGCTGAGATATCCACCCTCGATCAGCGTGCCCGTTTTCGCTTCATAGCAGATCCCGGAGAACAGCCGACCATCACCGCACAGACTGCCTTCGTTTGTCCTGTAGGGTGTCGCGGTCAGGCCCACGCAAAACATCCGGGAATTCAGCTTCCGCAGCTCGGCCAGAAATTGCCCGTACATGCTGCCCGCATCGTCGGATATCAAATGTGCCTCATCAATCACCACCAGCCCGCGTTTGCCGAACTCCGCCGCGTCCCTGTAGACGCTCTGAATCCCGCAGCAGATGACCGCGCTGTCAATGTCCCGTTGTTTTAGCCCTGCGGAATTCAAACCGACCTGCAGCCCCGTCAGCCGCTCAATTTTCTCGGCGTTCTGCTGCAACAGCTCCTTTCGATGCGCCAACACCAGCACCCGTTGCCCCCATTCCACAGCCTGCCGAATCAGCAGCGCAATGACAATGGACTTCCCCGCTCCGGTCGGCAAAACGATCAGCGGATTCCCCTGACCACTGCCGATGTACTGCCACGCCGCCGCGTTCGCCTCTGACTGATACCACCTTGCTTCCATCGCTCGCATCTCCCCGCCCAAAAATTCCGGCAGCGTTTCCGCTGCCGGGATTGCACACCACCGACACACTCATCAGCCCCAGGGATTCGCCATCTGCCCCGCAGTGGGGGCTGGATAGCTGGTCTGTGTCATCGGCTGCCCGCTGCTGCGCTTGACGGCATAGCCCTTGACCTCGTTCGACTCACGGCCCTCGTACTCACGCACGTCGACCGTGACTGTCAGCAGCCTATTGTGCAACTGCACAGAATCGCCGGGATTCGGGACACCCACAGAATCCTGAATGGCCTTCAGCCGCTGCTTTGCAATTGAGACCGCCTGCGCGTTGCTGTTGAACAGGTTAAGCCGATCCCAGATTTTCCGGCCCTTGTACGGACCATCCTGAACCTGCAACACCAGTTCGAGGAACTGCCCGCTGCCGTTCTTCGTCGGCTTCAGTTCGCTGTCTGTGATGACAGCCTGATACTCACCGGCTGGCAGTGCTCCCCGTGGGGTTTCCGCCT